ATTCCTGCAATGGGCCTTTTTGCACTTCGGTCGGAACCGGCTTGTTGGCCTTGTTGAGCGCGGCGGTTTGCTCGCGCGCCCGCTCCGCTGCGGTCAGCACATTGGCGTGCCGCTCCATCAGGGCTTGATCCTGCGGCGTGAAAATGCGCGCCGCCAGATCGCGGCCCGGCCCGCGCGTAAACTTGAAAATACCGTCTTGGATTTGCGCGGCGGGGCGGACTTTTTCGCTGCCTTCGACTGTACCGGCTAAATGATTCCAGAAGCCGCCCCGTACCGCCTGCACCACGTTTTGATGGTTAGGATGGTCGCCGGTCGCTGCATAAATACTGTCGAGCAACGGCCCGGCCCTGTCAGGATTTCCGGTCAGCACCTTGGCAATCTCATTGGGGCCGATGTGTTCGCCCGGCTCGCCGCGCACCATCTTGTTGATGGTCTTGCCAGCGGGATCGTCGGCATTGTAACCGAACCGCTCGCGGAAATCGTGATTAAGCGCCCGCGCCCGCTGAAACGCTGGCAGCGCATTGGGGTCGCTGCCTTCCATCAAATGGTTTTCGACCGCTCTATGATGCCAATCGTCAAAGGCATTGATGATCCTGCTTGCGGCGCGGCGATCAGCATCATTGTCCGCGCCCGAAGCATGAAAGTTGAGGTCTTGCCGCAGTTGTTCAACCCGCTGCATGCTCTGCCCGGTCGCGTCGGCGTCGGCGGCGGTGCCGCCACCGTTGATCGCTTCCTCCTGCGCGTTCGCCACGCGGTTTCTTGCATCGAGCGAAAACTGTCTGAGTTTTCGGAGCATGCCGCGCGAGGCCACCGCCGCAGCGGCGCTGGTATCGACCGTGCCCTGACCGCCCCTGTCCGACCTTAAATCCGCAAGCACGCTTTGATGCGCGTTGGCGTTGGCGTCATCCAAAACCGTTGCGTCGAGACTGCCCGCCTCACGATAGGCGGCATCCTTTGCGTCGCGGGCCAAGTCATGATTGGCGCGCACGACATCGAGGCTGGTTTGGCCCATGTCGGTTGTCGGCGCGTTACCGACTTGCTGGCCGGTTTCCCGCGTGCTCTGCGCCTCATAATCGGCAATGGCCCGCTCGCGCGCCTGATTGGTCTGCTCCCAATTCGCTTGCGCGGCTGCATCGGCCCGTTGTGCAGCTTGTTCCGCCGCCCTCGTCTCAGCTTCCGCCGCGCCGCCAATCTCGCCGCGAATATCGCTCGCGACGTTTTGCGGCGTCCGGTAATTGCCGAGGTCATCAGCGACGGCGTTGCGCGCCTCGCCGAATCTTCCAGGCACGGCTTCAATGGCCTTGCCGAGATTGTCCCCGACTAACGGGATTTTAGACAGCACTTGCCCGGCCTGTTGCAGCGTCCGGTTTCCGGTCGTCAGCGCTCGCGGCTGGCTTGCCACCGCTTCACGCACCGCCGCCTGCGCGGGCTCTAGCGGCACTGGCGGCGGCCCCGGCGGCACTGGCGGCGGCCCCGGTGGCGGCTCCGGGGGCAACTCGTGGAAGGGCCGCGACACATCGGCCGCCCGGCCAATGTCACCGACGCCGCCCGCGACGCGCGACAAGGCCGCTTCGCCCCCGCCTAACACCGCCGCAACGTCCAGCGCGACCTTCACGGGATGGGTCGCGAGGGTGTGCTTGATGGCGTCTTCGCTGCCGTAGCTCTCGACAAGGCTATTCCACGCCGCTTGCGGCAACCGCTTGAGCATGCCGGGGTCGTTGTAGAGCGCCTTCGCCGTGTCAAACGCAGCCATTCCCGGCGCGGCGAGCCCATATGCCGCGTAGGGCGCAGCCGTCTTCACGGTGTTGACCGCGCCCTTAACGAGACCGGACCCTATGTCGTAAGCATCTGGCAGCGCATTTTTCAGCGCCTCTGCCGGAACATCGGACCACGCCAGCGGCTTCGCCGCCGCTGGCTTGACTGATGTTAGATGATCGAGGATTTCGCCAGAGCTATAGCCCGCAGCCTTGGCCTGACTGAATTGCTCCGGTGCTTGACCAGAAAGGTAGTTGGCAATCTCATCATCCGAATAGCCAGCAGCCTTCGCTTGCGCGATTTTGGGCGCAACCGTTGTCAGATCGAGGCTTGCCATCTATTGACCGAAAATTGCCCCGAGCGGGGGACGGTTGGCCGGTGCAGAGGCATTGGCAGCGGTTGATGTCGCTGCGCCGCCCGGCTTGAAATAGGTCTTGTTCTTGATGCCCTCCGCTTCGGAATTAGCGGCATCGACGTGTCGCTGTATCATCTTCTCAATGCGAGTATAGACCGCCTGCCGTTCGGGATCGGACATTTCCGGCGTCGTCTCGATCTGGTTAAGCAATTTGACTTCGGCGACCGCAAGCCGCGCGCCAAACACCGCCTTGGCCTGACCGGCGACGTTTTGCAGCGCAAGGTTTGACATTTCCTTGGTATCGACGGCTCCTTGCGGAATGTAATCGCTGGGCAGCAGTGCGTTGGCAAACGAGGCGCGCGTTGAAGCGCCCCAGCCCGACCACGCCTTCGGCGACAATTCTTTCAGCCGCTTCAAATTATCAAGCACGTCCTCGCCGGATTGCGCCTGCTTTTGCGCATCGGTGACGGCCTTCATTTCGGTCGGCGTCAAATCTTCCTTCGGCAGCTTGCCGTTGATCGCAACATAATTTGCGGTGTTGTCGTCATAACCGCGCGCCTTCGCGTCGGCAAACCGCGCGTCGCGCTCTCGCTGATCCTTGGTCGCGGGCGGCGCACCGCTGGCGGTTGGCGGCGTCACATCCTTGGTCTTGCTGGGATCGAGTGAATTAGTGGCGATGATCCGGCCGTCTACGTTTTCATATTTCCATTCGCCGGGGCTGAACTGCTTTTGCAGGAACGCGGTCGCAATCGGTCGCGTCAGCGGATTTTTATAGAGTGCGGCGAGGTCATCGCGGCTGATGCCAGCGGCGGCGGCCGGTGACGGCGACGTAAGATTGCTGGCAACGCGCCCAACGATGGAGGTATCAGGCGGCGACGCCTGCGCCGACTGCACCCAACCCGGCAATTCTCCGTCGTCGCCTTCCGCTTTCACGGGCGGTGTTGCCGCCGCTGTTGGCGCGACCGCTGGCCCCGGCTGCAAACCGCCCGGCAGGATCGGCGTCGCCGAGAATGCCGATGGAGCGGCCTGCGGAGGTGGCGCAGCCGGTTGCGGCGGCATCGCCCCCGGCAATGGCGCGGGAAATGGCGGCGCGGCCGGGGCCGCCTGCGGCGCGGTGGCGGGCTGACCAAAACGCTTAATCAGATCGGCCGCTGCGGCTTCGTCACTGTCGGCCTTCTCATAGGTTTCCTGTGCGCGTTGCGCGGCGGCGCGCTGAATAGCCAACTGCTCATCGGCGCGCTTGTCGGTGATGGCATAGCGCTTGTCCTCACGCGCCTGTTCGACGCCCTTCTCTTGGAGGTTCAAACCGAGTTGCGCCAGACTAGGAACCCCAGAGCCAAGCAATATCCGCATATTGGCCTGCGGATCGGTGCCGAGCGCGGCCAAGGTCGATTGCAGCCGCGCTTGCTCCTGCGCCTTCTGATAGACGTTGCCGAGATTGCCGAGCGTGCCCCACATCGACGGATCAACGGCATTGTTGATTTGCGGCGTTGGGATTTGCAGTTGGTTAATCGCCATCCTACTCCCCGAGACCGGCTTGGAAACGCTTTGCATAGCTCGCGACCGTGGTGCCGTAGAGGTCGCTCGCATTCGGATTGTTCATACCGCCCTCACCGGCAAACCACGCCTTGGCCGCACCCACCGGCCCATATTTATCGACGTACTGACCGAAACGATGCTTGAACACCGCTTCCTGCGCATTGGTGTCGGCGAGAAATTCCTGTGGCGTCATCGACGTGCCGAGTGCGTCTTTCGTCCAGCCAGGAATGTTCTCGCCCATGATCTGATATTTGCCATAGGCGCGGTCGCCGGTTTTCGTCGCCGGTCCCACCAGATCGTAACGCCCGCCGCTCTCGATGCCCGCAATGGCGCGGCTGTAGTCGCTGCCACCACCACCGTAGGAAGGCGGCGCGCGTGATTGAGCCCCGTAGCGGCTCGCGAGCGCCGCCAGCGTGTCATCCTGCGGCGCGGTTTGGCCGAGCCTCGCCAGCGGCGAAAAATCGAACGCATTATTGATCGGGGGTGCAGCCGGGACCGCAAGAGGTGTGATCGCCATCGGTCACAGCCCGGTCGGGCTTCCGCCGCCAAAGAACAGGTTGCCCGCGTTGCTGCCTATTTTGCCAACCAACGAATTGGCAAAACCACCCGAGCCGCCACCCACTCCCAACGTCGCCAGCGAGAGCCCGGCTCCGAGCAGGTTTTTGGCACCCGCCGCCTGCCCCGCCGCCACCATGTCGTTGTCGGACATTGTGCCGGACGCGATGTTGCCCGCGACGCCAGCCTGATCGCTGCCGTACTGGTAGCCGAGATTTGCGAGCGAGCCATAGCCCGCCGCCTGCCCCTGCGCGCCTTGGCCGGTCGCGGTCAAGCCCATGCCTGCGGTCTGCTGCAAATTTTGCAGCCAAGTATTGTACTGCTGATTTTGCAGATTTTGCGTGAAGGTGCCGACATCCTCCGCAGCGTTGCCGGATTGCGACATGCCGGACGCGCCCAACTGGCGCAGGATCGCATCGGTGCCCGCACTGACCGCGCCGGTATAACCGGGCGCGTTCTGGAACGCGGCTTGCGCCGCTGCGGTGCCTGCGGGGCCGCCCGCTCCCTCCGCGCCGAGCAGCAGATCGCCCGCCTGACCGTATTTCGCGCCGAGGCTGACGAGCGGCGAATAGGCATTCACCGCCTGATTGAGATTATAGGTGCCCCTATCGTAGCCGGTGCCGAGCGCGGCATTGGCTGTGCCGCCATATTGCGAGAGCGCCTGTGCGTTTTTTGCAGCCGCGTCCTCTTGCGCGCCGCCACCGAATAGCGTCGAGAAAAAATCAGCCATGTTGGCTCCGGTCAGTTTGCTCCGGGGAGGAATTTCTTTTGCGCGGCGTTCCAGATCAGCACTTGGCCGTTGGTCAGCGCTGCCGGGTTGACTTCGGAAAACAGGTTGGCGAACGCGGCCAACGATTGAAATTTTTCAAACCAGACAGGATCAACGCCGTTCGGCGTATCGACGTGAACGGCCTGCGACGGCAGATTGATTTTCACCTGAGTTTGTCCACTTGCATGTCCGCGCCCATGAAGGCGAACGGCAGCGGCGCGCTCTCACGGAAGCGCCAGCGCACGCCCTGATTTTGTGCCTGCCCCCAGATCGCAGCGCGCACCCTCTGATCGGTCAGCGCCTGCTTGCCGATCTTGACCACGCGCGGATTGCTCCAGGTCTGGCCGCCGTCGCGCGAAATCGAAATTGAAATATCCGGATCGGTTTGCAGCGGGTCCGCGCCGGTCGCCATGCCGACACCCTTGGTCAGATAAAGCTCGATGCCGTTGATGCGGGTCTTGAACGGGAACGCAGGCAGCGGCCCGGTCTCGATGGTGATTAAGAGCGGGTCGCCAAATTCGCTTGGCGTGTTGCCGTCGATCACAGCAAGGTTGCCGCTCTTTTTGTCGCCGCAAATCCAGACGCCGAACGCCCACAGCGGAAACAGCCCGCGCCAATATTGCTGTAGGTGCGACTCGCGCTCATGCCACGACTGCAACGTGGTGTCGTATTCCCAGCACCACGCCGGTCCCTGCACCACCACCATGCCGTGGCCTTGGGCGACATAGACCGAAACGGTGATGAGGCTCTTGTCCGGCTCGCGCTCGATCTGCAAATCCACATCGGGCGTCGAGATCGGCGTCGGCGTGTAGCCGGAAAGCGTCGAGACCTTGAAGTCGTCGCCGACGAAAAAAATCCCCTTGCCGAAACCGTCATCGTGACCGGCAATCGCGTTGATGCCGACGACGCCGCGCGGAATGGTCGAGACGTAGGAAAGCAGATAGCCGGTCGGATTGACCGGCGTTCCCCACACTTCAATCGAGTTCGTGCCGCACAACAGCAATTGGCCGTTGTAGGGGACCGGCCGATACAGCGCGTCGGGCTTGCTCTGCGCGGTGGCAAAGTTGAGCCCATTGATGTTGGTCGGATTGGTGCTGGTGTCCGGATCGGTGGCGAACACTTGCGCGTTCGGATAGGCAAAGTGAAACGAGCCTTGCAGATAACCAACCGCACTTGGCGAGCCGACGATGAACCCGCCCGAGCCGTTCGGATAGGCGACCACGGCATTGTTGGTGCCGGGCGGCGTCGCGCTGACGGGCTGCGGATTGATCCGATAGGCACCGTTGCCCGGTGCGACGATGGCAATGTCCGGCCCCACGGCGTTGTTGCGCGCCATCGTGACCGGGCCGGTGCCCAACACGGTCCCCGTCAGCAGCGTGCCCGCGCCGCCGCCAGCCGGAAAGGTGTAAACGGCGTTGTCGATCACCGCGTAGACCAGATTGCCGACCAGCAGCGCGCCGCGAAAATCTACTCCGTCCGTCGTGCCCCACGGCTTGAGCCCCGCCGTGCGCCAGTAGGCATAGGGCTTGCCAGCGGTCGCAGGCAGCGTTTCCGGATAGCAGTTGAGCAACCGGCCGCCTGCGGCCTGCGGCACCCTCCCCGGCGCGTTGAGCAGCGGAAACGGAACGTCGGTCATTTAAAAATAATTGGTTGCCAGCACTTCATACGTCGGCGATTGCGCGATCAGATAGCGCAAGCGCTGTTCGTGCTGTTCGATGGCGGCGAGGTCAGGCGGTACGTTGGAAAATTCCGCCGCCGCATAAATCGCGAGAATGCGTGCGAGGGTCTCAAACACCAGATTGGGAATGTCGTTGCGGTCAGGGACGGCAACGATTTTAGAAATTTCGGTCAGCACGTCATCAATGCAGCCGTCGATGGTCGAATACTCAACCGGCCCCAGCGCTTCGCCGGGGACATAGCGGCCGAGAATGGCGGCGGCCTTGTTGACCAGTTCTGTTGATGTGTGACTGAGCGCCATGCTGCCCTCACGAAAAAGGGCCGCTGTCAGCGGCCCCGTTTTTTCGTCTTTGCCTTCGGCTTAGGTTTTGGCTTTGTGGGCTTCACCTTGCTTGTCGTGGTGCTGCGCTTCGCTTTTGTGTTGCGGGTCGCTGCCTTCGGGAAAGGAAGGCGGCTCCGCAGCTTCCTCCTTGTTGAGGATTGCGCCGCGCTGTGGCGGGTTCGGCAGTTGCGCGGCGGTCTTTTCGGCGTCGGCGCGCTTGGCCGCGTCTTCCTCCGCTTTGGTCGCCTTGGCGTCCTGTGCCTTCGGCTTGGCGTCCTGCGGTTCGGAGCATTGAAAATGCTTGTTGCCGCGCATCTTGTTGGCGACGTGTTCAGGCACTTCGACCTGTTCGGACTTTCCATCATAGAAGGTGTGGCCGAACGCCTCGACCACTTTGCTGTCGCCGGGCGGCGCGTGATAGGTCACGGTTACGCTTTTCATCGCTGCACTTGTCATCGTTTTAACCTCTTGGTTTGACTCTGAATTTTCCGGGTGTTTCATATGAAACACGGCTCAAACCGTCATGCCGTACATATAAAATTCCAGCACGCCGGGCGCGGGCGCGGACGATTGCGTCGCGATCAGGATTTGAATTTCCGTATCGGTGAAGGTGCGGAAAAACTGGCCGGTCGCGGCCATCGCCGGGAATGCGCCGCCCGCCGCGCCGATAGACGACGCCGACAAGTAGCGCGCCGGGTTGCCGGGATCACCAATCGAGAGCGATAGCGCGGTGCCGAGCGCCGGGACCGTGTTGCCGTACCAGCCGAGGATCATGAAGCCACCGGGGACGATGAAGCCGCCGACGACGTTGTTGGTGGTGCCGAGGTCCGCCGCCGAGAGGTTAATCTTGCGGCCGAATGCCTTCATGGTGCGCGCGAAGCCCTGTAGCCCTTGCATGGGCTGGCCCCAATCTTTCCGATAAACCATCTTGGTTTCCCTTTCCGGGTGAGACTTGAAAAATCAACGGCGCGGGTTATTCCGCGCCGTTGTCGTGTGGTTAGGCTGCGGCCGGTGCGGCCACGAAACCCGTCACCATGCCCCAATCGACAAGATCGCCGACCGTGGCACCCGGTACGCTCTGCGGGGCCTTGGCAATTTTCGCGACGCCATACTGCGTCTCGATGCCGAGGCCGGTGACGAATTCATAGTCGCCGTCTTCCAAGGTGGTTGGACGCGGCATCTGACCCATTGCGTAGGCCATCGCCGCCTGACCGCACATGAAATACGGCTCGATATCGGCACCCCCGCCGCCTGCGCCTTTCAGCAACAAGCGCTGCGTGATTTCGGGAATGTTCTTGTAGAGAATGCCGTCATACTTCAACGCGCCGCCCGTGAAGATCGGGTTGCTGTTGGTCGGGTTGCTCTCGCGCTCGCGTGCGTCACGATTGGCCTGATACATGACCGGATCGTTTTGCAGGCTCTTGAACCCACGGTCCCCGAGGAAGCAGACATACATTTCCTCATCGAGTTCGGGCAATTCCCAAGGCGTGATCTTGGGCCGCCCGTTGTAGACGCCGGGGTTGTTCGGATCGACGCCGGACTGCTTCGCCAGTTGCTTCGCCAGCGAGCCCGTCGCCGCCGTCATCAGATCGGCGGTCGCATCGACGTTGGAGATCGCGGTCGCGAAGGTGGACGAATAGTTGCCGACCAGCGAGCCGAACAAAATCCGGTCATAGTTCGCAGCGGTCCAGGAATTTTTCTGGGCCGTGGTCGCTTGGCTCCAGCGCAAGCCGTTGACGCGATTGCCCGGTGCCTGCAACCGGCCGGGTTGGACGGCAGAGGTCGGGATCGACAACAGCGCGTCGGTCAGATCGTCGCGAACGATGCGACGCGACCAGCCGCGCAACAGATCGCGGGCGGTCGAACGCACATTGAACGAGCTTTCCTTGTTGGACGCCCTGTTATTGGCAACCGCGTTGCGGCCCCAATCGGCCCACACCGGGAAGCCGTAGGAGTCCATCATTTCTTCATTGCCCCGCAGCGTGCCAGCGCCGACACCATCGCCGGTCAACTGGTTCACCAGCGGGACATTGATTTCCTTGCCGTCCGCTTCCAGATCGGCCATGCGGACGATGACGGAAGTAGAGCTATCGCCCATGAACGGGTCGAAACGCGAGCGCCGCAGGAAATCAGAAATGACCTGACGGCGGAATTTAATGAGTTCGTTATTGACGTGATTGGAGGTGAGCATTGCCGCACCCTTGGGGGTCGCGGCGCAACTAATTTAGTTAGCGCCGCTTGGCTGTAACGGCTGCTCGAAATAGCTGCTCATCGGACGGTTCTGTTTGCTGTTCATCCCCGCCGCCTGCGCCGATATTCGAGAGCGATGGCATGTTGGGGACCGATGGCATGACGACGGGACGGTTGACGGACTTGCCGTTGGCCGCACCCTTGGCCCGTTCAATCGCGGCTTTGAGAAATTCGGGATCGTTGAGAGCTTCTTCGCGGGTCTTCTTGCGGAAGCTGTCGAGATCGCCGCCAATCGAGTTGAGCGTTTCACGATCATGGTGCCATTTGACAATGACGCCATAGGGGTCGTGGCTTTGCATCGCCCGATTGTAGAGGCCCCAGATGTTGGGATCGCCGCGCTGCATGCCCTGTTCAAGGGCCTGTCGCGCCGCCATCACCTTGTCGTCGCCGTGACGTGCAATCGCATTGTCGAGGCTCATCGCCTCGCGAGTGAATTGCAGTTCCTGGCGAAACTGATCGAAGAACGGTGACACTTCCTGCTTGATGAAGCCGGAAGGGTTTTCGAACAGATCGACCTTTTGGGGCTGTTGCGCGGGCTGTTGAGGCGGCTGGCGCATTCTTTCGAGTGCATCCAGACGGCTCCGCAGATCATCGCGCTCCCGCTCTGCCCGCCGTCGCGCTTCGGCTTCCTCACGCAAGCGGCCGGGCGGCACCGGAGCATCCGGTTCCGCAGTCCTTTGCGCTGGGGCCTCGCCCGGCTTTGGTTCGGCTGGCTTCTCAACCGGCCTTGGTTCGGGCTCGACTTTCGGCAGTTCGGGATTTTCAAATTTCTCAAGCGTGGTCGAGTCCAGCGCTTCGCGGAATAGATCGCTGTCGCTGGCGTCCTGGCCTTGGGTAATGTCAGTCACTGTCGGTCTCCCCGGAATTGTCGTGATCCGGCTACGTGGCCGCGCTGTCGCGCGCGGCAGGCGTGCGTGTTCGTTCCCCGAACACAGGGGCACACATTTTCGTGAGTGTGGGACGTGTGCCGCGATGTCGTTCGCGACGGGACGTGTTCGAAATCAATGAGATGCGGCGCTATTCCCAGCCATTGAGAATTTCCATCGCGCGTTGACTCTTTGTTGTCGTTCCAAATAATTTTGACCGCATGAAGCACATCACAACGGCCGAGGAGGTTATGTCCGCGCTGGGAGGGAGGGCGATGATGCGCCTGCTGACCAACGCAAAATCGAAAACCACTTATTTCTGGCTGGCAGCGGGCACTTTCCCGGCCCGGCTATACTTCGTGATGACAACGGCGCTCCTCTGCCGTGGGTACACCGCGCCCCCCGAGCTTTGGGTTCAAGAATCGCTGGAAAATCTCTCGCCGGATTTTTGGGACGGGGCCAAGAAAACCGCTACCGAGGAGAAGGTGCAGGCCCATATCAGGCGGCTTGAGCGTGAGTTGCAAAAGCTGAAAACGTGATCTTGCCGATACCCGATTTCTTCAAGCGACGGAGTGACCAGTCGTCGGGACGCGGGCAGCGTGCGCCTTGCGGCTTTCAGTTTGCGAGGGTCGCCAGCCACGCGGCGGCCTTGTCGCGTACCGCTGCGTTGTTTTCCGGCGTGTCATCGAACAGCCACGCATTGCGCTGGCCCTTCCACTCGACCCCCCAGCCGATCTGGCTAAAAACCTCGCAATGCAGAAACTTGACGCCGGGAAACCGCGCTTTGATTTCTTCGTCGGTCATCAAGCTATTCCGGCGTCAGATTGCGCATCACGCGCTGCGCCTGCCGGTCGGCATTGCGGTGCGCGGTCTCTGTGGCGCGGTCGGCGTTGCGATGGCCATGATCGAGGATGCGATCTGCGCCGCGCTGGGCGTGTTCGGCCGCCATCTGCAACGGGGTAATGAGCGCCTTGTGATAGAGGCTGGTGGCACTCGCGCGCTTGTGCATCGCCGTGGCGTTGGTCTCGTTGATATCGGCGAGTTGCGCGGCGATATCGAGCGGCGTTTGCGGCGGCGGCGGCGCTGCCGGTAGTCCTTCGGTGCGGGCCTTGGCGGTGTTGAGTATGGTCTGGCTTTGGGTCTTGCCGATGTCGGCC